GAGCAGCAGGGTCAAGGCCACCTTGCATCTTCTCTTCAGGCGTGAGGTAAACACCACGCTCGCTTCCTGTTGATACATTGACTGTAGTGCCAGACTTCTGGTCTTTCTTCCAATCAGCAAATAAGCCTTGGTATCCTTGGTTAACAGCAAACTGATACTCTTGAATAGCAGCCGGCTTGGATGCAGTTGATGGTTTAATTGTACCTACAAGCTGAAGACCACGAGCCTGCAATTGTGGGTCTCCGCTTACAATCATCGCATTGATTTGGTCTTGGAGACGCTCAGTTGGACTAGGTGGAACCCAAGCCTTGCCTTTGTTTTGAGGGTTAGTCTCAAACATCTTCTGCTGTTGTGCATAGTCATTATTGATTGCATCTTGCAACTTGGCATATGCACTAGCAGTGCCTTGTACTTGGCCAGACGTATCTGGACCAAGCACTCTGTCTGTGTAACCCTTGATTAATGAATCAAAGATTCCTGCCATTATCGTACTCCTTGCATCAACATTTGCATAAGCGGATTAATTTGTTGCTGGCGTTGTTGTTGGCCAAGGCGCATATTCATAGGCTGGACTCGCATGTCAGGTGCTTGCATTGCAGTGTTAGCATACTGCATACCAATACCTCTATCCCATGGCTTGCCACCACCACCACCGCCCATCTTCTGAGCACCTAGTGCTTCAAAGAAACGGTTGCCACCACCTGATGCTGCACCACCACCAGCAGCTGCACCTGCACCACCTTGTAACATAGAAAGAAAGTTAAGCATTACCAAAGACCTCCACCAGTACCAAAACCTTTACCTTTGCTGCTTGATGAACCAGAGCCTGTCATAATTGGGCCACCAATAATGTTAGCCAAATTCATCAATGGGTTGAACCAAGCATTCTGAGAACCAAGTGCTCCACCCATCATATTGCCCATATTGCTAATTGCGCCTGTTTGTGCTTGGTTTGCACCTGTAAGCATATCAAACAGACGGTCTTGCTCTGCTTGCTTTGATGCATCTGCCTGTTGTGCAATTCCCATCTTCATTGCAAGGTCGCGATCATATGCACCAGCACGAGCTTGGTTAATGTCACCAGACAAAGCACGGTTTACTTCAGAGCCAAGCATTGCATTTTCCATAGCTTGTCGTGAGCTTCCGCTTTGTCCTAAAGCAGCTGCATCCAGAGCGTTGCCACTTTGCAGCGTTGCTAGATTTTGAGATGCATCTGAGCGCATGCTTTCAACCAATGGGTCAATATAGGTGTTGCCTGGTCCACCAACAATGCTCTCATACATAGAGCCAACATTGCTGCGACCTCCCATCATGTTGAAAAGCCTATCGCGAATATCAGCTGAATCCCCATAGGCACCACCAGCAGCCTGGTCTTCCCATGCACCAGTAGCAGTGTTAAAAATCTTGTCAGTGCCTTCAACTGCACCACCAGGGGTTTGATCAAAGAATTCAAATGCCTTGTCATATAGTTGACCAAGTGCTTCGCCCTGTGGCCCCCAAACATTGTTAGACCAGGTATTGCCACCCTTGTTTGAGCTTTTACCTACTGAACCACCCATTACTTAACCTCTCTAGAAATTATTGTGTGCACGTGTTTATATCCACGATGCTTGAGCTGTCTTTCCCAACCTTTGCGTCCAACAATATAAACCTCAGAACAATTCTGTTTTTTAGCAAGTTGGGTAGCAAGTTCATCAATGTCAGCATACCACAAATCCATGTGGTTGCCACCTGCAAGATTAATATGAAGCACTCGCTTTCCGCTTTCAAAGTTGGTGACTTCAAATGAAACTGCAGCTATTAAATTTTTGTCCTTAAAGATTGTTGCAATTAGCAATTCCCTGTTGTCAATCTTTTTCTTGATTGCATCCAAGTCAAGCTCAGCATTTGACTCATCAATTGCCTTTTGCATAAATGGTTCTATTTCACCCCATGCTCTGTAAAGAATATCAACAGGGGGAATTGCTATTTTAATCATGGTGTTTTACTCTCCAGTTTTTCAACACGCTCGTTTAATTCTTCAAGCTCTTGATTGAGTTTTTCAAATTCACCTGCAATGGAAATCATAAGACGGTTTACCCAAGCTTTTGTCTCATTATCCATACTTTGTGGAGGCTGCTCAATTGGTATACTCATCGTCTTCCTGCCATAACATATTCAATGTCCATGCCAATAAAAGCAAAGTCAGAGCTAACATCATCAGCATAAACGCGGAAACAATGAAGCTCACCTGTTGTTCTCAGGTCAATCTTCTTGTCAGCTGCTGGGTCAAATTCAACTGCTGTTTTCCATTGAGTTGGACCACCTGCGTTTTGCTGAGAACCAAATTGTATAAAGACTTTGCCAGCACCGGTGATGTAAGGAAATACTTTATTGATAGTAGTGACCTGTCCAACACCCTCCAAGGCGAACTCCGTTCTTTCTAGTATAGTAGAGAAAGGCACAGAAGTCAAGCTGATTGGAGTATCTAATACTATTAATTTACCTCCGCCTACATCGCCAGGAATAACAGTAATAATAGTGTCTTCATATGCTGATTCTTCTTGTTCATTCCAAGGCTGTGTAAACTCATCCCATGTCAGAGATATATCATCCCAAACATTTGATCTCTTTGGTGACTTGCCATATATGGAAATCAGAGTATTTGGCAAATCCCTAGTAGCCCATGAATTGTCATTATAGTTATATATGTATGCATAATTTGGTCTATCTGATGAACCAATAGGGACACAAAACCAAATCTCTGATTTATTAATATTGTGAATTGTAAATGATGTATTTGCAGATGATGGATTTATTTGCATGCCAAAATTCTTTTTGATTCTTTTATGCATTATAGATTCAATACTAGTACCATCATTTCTATAAATATCACCATTGCCAATAAAGTAATGAGTACCCTTTGCCTCGGCAATACAGTTAGGAGCAAGTAAGCCAGCTGACTCAGAAAGGTGACGAATGCGCCATACATATCGACCCCCTATGTAGTCAAATACGCTTATGCTTCTCTCACGATACACAACAAATGAGTCGCGCAAAGATAAACCATCAATGATTGATCCTCCGCCTCCGCCTAGTGATGTCAAGCCTGCTGTACTCGTAACATCAAGCTCATCCCAAGTTGGAGGAACAGAACCTATGTCAGCAGGTGCAGACCATCTTACTGCATCTGGCATGGCAACTCCACTTTCAGTCAAGCCAAGTGCAAAAGCAAATTGCTTGTGTGATCTTATGATATCAGTTGTTCTTTTTGCATCCTTCCAACTTTGCGTTTTGTCCCAAGGGAGTGACTCATACTTAGCAGTTGAGTAGTTGAAAAACATTGGGCCAATTTCTGGGTGGTTGATAACAGGAATTGCATCAAGCTTTGCAACAGACCACTCATGAGAATTTGAAACAGGAGTAAAGTCATCAGGTTGCACTTCTGTAAAAACACCATCATAGTGATATATTTTATCAGTTCCAAGAAGTATAATAAATGTACCTGATTTTGATGAAACATAGGAAATAAAACCTATGTTTGAACTTGCAGGCAAATCAGCAAACTCAGTATGCCCACCAAATGGATGGATGGCATTGTCATACACACGGAAGTTATTGCCATATGTTAAAAAATTACCATCCAATGTGGCAGGTGCAATGTCCGAGTTCAAGCCTTTTCTAGCAAATTCTTTAAGGCTTAACATTGGCATTAGTCTTTCACCTTCTCCCAAACGTTTATAGCAACACGAGCGCCACGAACGTTAATTTTAGCATCATCACCTTCAACACCAGAATCTTGAATTGTGATTTCACCCTTTGGAGTACCAGCAGAAACTTCATCAGTCTCTAAGCCACTTCCGCCCAGCACGTCTGGGCCAGAGCCTCCACCGCCAGACCCAGTTTTATTGTATGGCAATGAGTGCTTGTGAGTGTCTAGTTGCTCCCCTTTGAATTCCGCTAAGTGTGTGTGCTTTGGCAGAGGGACTTCTACCAAATTGTCACCAACTGGAAGACCAGTCTGAGCATTACCATCACCAAATGTGATTGTGGCATCAGCTTTGATGAGCTTCCATGTACCGCCATACAGCGTCCCTGGGTTGATGTCATCCAAGCGGAACTCAAGTGTGCCAACAGGCTTCATCAATTTAAAGATGTTATTAAGAGTATCAACATCAATAGTTAATGGCTTATCCCATCCGTTGCCACCTTTGCCAGGGAATTGCTTCTTCAAAACTGCCTTGATCATTCGAAGGTGATCATCACCTTGAGAGGCGGATTCACCGCCTCTTGGCCAACGTTGATCAAGCTCAGCAATGGTGTTTGCTGTCTCTAATGGCATTATTTATTCTCCATGTAAGTGTTGTATGCCTCTTCTGTTTTCTTGACAAAGTCATCATCAACCTTTGTCTTGGTTGATTCAGCAAACTTGCCAGCAACTAAAAAGAAGAACCATTCAATGAACTTTTCAGTTGCCAAAGACATAACAAGGTTAGTTAAAAAGGTGATTGCACCTTTTGCCAATGCCGAGCCCATTATTCAATCCTTACCAGAAATTCATCTGGAAGCAAATCCATTAATTTATTGAAAGTGTTACGTGAATTTGTGACATCATACTTGCCATCATTATTAATATCACGAACACTATCACCTACCAATATACAGCCAAGAATGTCAGATGTATAGTTACCGACATGTATCAAAATATTGCTGCGCATTGGAACACCCTTGATGGCAACACAGTGCCCCTTACTAGGAGACATGTGTTTTCCTGCAAGATATGTACCTTTTGGAATACATGATACATTCTGTTTGTTATCAAGGTCAGGCAACTCCAATGTGAAGCATCGAAAGTTACCAAAATTAAGAATGCCCAAAGTTAAATCACTTTGAGGTATTCTTTTTATTGTAAGTAAATTCAGTTGTGTCATTGTTATTTCTCATCCAAAGAATATTATTTTTAGTTACTGCTACATCAACCTTTATGGTCTGTAATGATTGAAGTAGCTCCTTTTGGGTTGCATCATACTTGTCATTTCTGACCTCAATAGCAGTTATTCGACTCTCATGATTTTCAATCTTTGAGCCAATAAAGTATGATGATGAGCTAACGCTGCTAGCAACACTAACTGCAATTCCCACTATGGCAACTACTACCTCTTTCATAAAAAGCACCTATTTTGAATAAATAATGCCATTTGGCATAGCTTTAGCATACTCCCATGTGGTGTCGATTTTAGGAACCTCATACCAAGTTCCTGTGAAATTACTTACTGGAGTTCCTGAGATGGAAATACCAGGGATGCAAATTCCAGGAATTGAATTAGTTTTCTTTTGCATTTCACCAATATTCATAGAAAACACTCAAAAAGTTAAAACATTGAATAAATATAATAC